GCTTGTTGGGGCTTTGGCTGTTCTAATTCTGAAGAAAGGATGTGCAAATATGAGTATTGGCAAGAAACTTCGGGAACTGCGTGGGAGCAGAACCCAAGACGAAATCTCCAAGGAACTTGGGATCACCAAATCTTCTTATGCCATGTATGAGCGTGATGAACGGGTTCCCCGTGATGAAGTGAAGGTTCGCATTTCCAATTTCTTTGGCGTTTCGGTTCAGGAACTTTTTTTTAACTAAATCGAGCACATATAGTGTTCAATAGGAGTAAGCACCATGAATGAAGTCAGTTTGAAACCGGTCATTGATGAACTTGAAACCTTGTTTTCAAAGTTCAACAAAGCCTTCTTTGAAGGGAAGTTGGAAAAGCCTGTGATCACCGTTTCCCCGGATCATACCCGTGGGGCCTACGGCTGGTGTACCGCTTGGAAGGCTTGGCAAGATGGCACCAAGGAAGGCGGTTATTACGAAATCAACCTGTGTGCCGAATACCTGAACCGCCCCTTTGAAGAAACCTGTGGAACCTTGCTTCACGAAATGGTTCACCTTCAGAACCTTCAGGACAATGTTCAGGACACTTCCCGTTCTGGTTCCTACCACAACCGGAAGTTCAAAGAAACCGCTGAAGCCCACGGCCTGACCGTGGAGAAAGGCGAAAAGTACGGATGGCACAAAACCGCCCTGAACCCGCAAGCTGAAGCCTTCGTGAAATCCCTTGGCAAATCCGGGTTCTGTCTGGTTCGACCCCGTACCAATCCGCTGAAGGGTTCCCGGAAGGGGGGGGGATCAAGTTCCCGCAAGTATGTTTGCCCCTGTTGCGGAACCATCATCCGGGCCACCAAAGAAGTTCATGTTCTCTGTGGGGAATGTGAAGTGGCCTTTGAAGAACAGGAGTGATAACCAATGAAGTTGATTGACACCAAGGATTGGAAGGCCGTTCACTTCAGAGATCGAACCATTTTGAGAAGTGACCGCAACCTTTACCCGGAAGCCGATTGGTGGGCCTTGGTTTCCAGCGTGGATGTGGAACCGATGAAGGAACCCGGTCATTTCAAGGTGGTAAGCCAATGATGATCACCCGCCAAGTTCGGTGTAAAAAGTGCGGGGAAATGTTTCCCCTGACCTATCCCGAAAAGCTGTCCGACATTGGCCGGGATGTTATTTCTTACTGTCCGCCGTGTTTACACACGGAAATCTTGAAAAATGAAAGGAGTACGCACAATGACCACCTTCGCAGAGCGTTTGAAGAACGCTATGGAACAGGCCAACATGAGCCAATCCGCCCTGTCTGAACAGGCCGGGGCTTCCAAGGCCGCTATCAGCCAATACCTTTCCGGGAAGAACACCCCCGGCCCCGATCGTATCAAGGCCCTTGCCGATGCAACCGGCGTTTCCTTTGATTACCTGATGGGTTATGGAGCCGCCCCGGTTGCTGAACCGCCTATCAAGAAGATCAGCGTGAAGGAAGCCGCCCGGTGCATGGGTAAATCTGATCAGTTCGTCAGAATCGGCCTTCAGCGTGGCCTTCTTCCCTTCGGGAACGCTGTTCCCGGAACCGGCGCTTGCTGGAATTACTACATCAATCCCACCAAGTTCCGTGATTATGTTGGCGCTGATCAGTTCAATTCCTTCTTTGGCCTTACGGCCTGAAAGGGGAACAACGATGGACAACACCCGTGATGAACTGTTGGATTTGATCAGGAACGCCACCAACATTGATATGATTTGCTTCTTCGCCATTATCTATGTGGTTGCGCCTGATTCCCCCCCTACACACCTAACGCCACCCGTGGCGAACTGAAGAAGGCAATTAAGCAGTTGCGGAGCGCCCAGCACAACCCGGATTGCCCCGCTGAAATGTCTGAAGGCTTTGAAACGGCGATTCAGTACATCCGCCGTGAATGGCTTCACCGATGAAAGGATGGTTTATATGCTTCAGATCGGTATGATCGTTAAAATCTTGCCCGATGCGGAATACAGCGGCAAGTTCACCGGCTACATCGGCAAGGTGAAGAATTACTTTTCGCAGAACAAGAAGGTTGGCGTGGAACTTTTTCAGCAGACGAATGACGCAAGTTCCAAGGGGCTGTTTTGGTTCTCTGAATCCAAGGTGGTTGCGGCTGGTACTCTGCCGGATGCCATGATGGAATATATCAAGGCTGATCTTAACGCCACCTTCGGCGTTGCAAATCACACCCGCCGTTCCCGTCAGACTGGCCTTCCGCAGATCAAGAAGGTCATTTACAGCGGCCCCAAGACCATCATTCTGTGGGCCGACAACACCAAAACCATTGTTTCCTGTGGGGAAGCGGATTCCTATGACTACTATTCCGGTTTCTGTGCCGCTGTGGTCAAGAAGCTGTTCGGTTCCACCACCCACGCCAAGAAGGTTTTGGGTGCTTCCATTCAGATCAATGATTAACCTGTTCCAGCACCAACAACAGGCCCTTGATGAAACCGAGGGGAAGAACCGGGTTGCCTATTACCTTGATATGGGCCTTGGGAAAACCTTTGTTGGTTCCGAAAAAGCCTTGAAGTTGAACAGCCGTGTAAATCTTCTGGTGTGTCAATGTTCAAAGGTTCAAGACTGGATTGAACACATGACGGAAAATTACGCCATGAACCATTGTTGGATGATTTATGACATGACCAAGAAAAATGAATTTGATTGGTTCATGACGGCCGCAATGGAAGTTGATAACCCGGATCGGATTTGTGGCGTGATCAACTACGAACTGACCTTCAGGCGGAATGTGCTGAAAACCCTGACCGGCTTCACGCTGATGTTGGATGAAAGTTCCCTGATCCAGAACGAGAACGCCAAACGGTCAAAGTTCATTCTTGGGCTGAAACCGGATAATGTGATCCTTCTATCAGGCACCCCCACGGGCGGCAAGTATGAAAACCTGTGGAGCCAATGCCAACTGTTGGGGTGGAAGATTTCAAAGGAACTGTTCTGGAAGCAGTACATTCAAACGGAATGGGTGGAAACCGATGGTTTTTGGCGGAAGCAAATTACCGGCTATAAAAATGTTGACCGGCTGAAGATGAAGCTGGCCGAACATGGGGCCGTTTTCATGACCACCGAACAGGCCGGAATCAGCCTTCCAAAACGGAACTGGATCAAGGTCAAAACCCGCCCTTCACCCCTTTATTGGAAGTTCTGGAATGATCGCTATGTTGCGATTGACAGCGCCAACCTTGGTGAATTTGAACTGGATGCTGATTTCTACGGTTCCAATGCCCATTGTGAACGGGAACTGATTGGCGATACCAGCTTGACCCGCCGCCTTTATGCCCGTCAGCTTTGCGGCCTATACAACCCGGCCCGTTATGAAGCCTTCCGGGATTTGGTGAACAGCACGGAAGATCGCTTGATTGTGTTCTATAACTTCACGGAAGAAATGGAACGCCTGAAGGGGATCGCCAAGGGCCTGAACCGGCCTGTGTCTGTTCTTTCCGGTGAAGAAAAGAACTTGGATGCTTATCGCTACCAGCACAACAGCATTACCTTCATTCAGTATCAAGCCGGTGCAATGGGCGGCAACTTCCAACTTGCCAATAAAATCATTTACTTCAGCCTTCCCCAAGGTTCGGAATTGTGGGAGCAATCCCAAAAGCGTATTCACCGCCTTGGGCAAGAAAGGCCCTGTTTCTATTACCTGATGATCTGTCCGGGAACGGTTGAAGAAGATATTCTTTCCACTTTGGAAATGAGAAAGGACTATACCGATGAACTATTCAGAAAGTATGAGCAAGCGGCAACAGCGCCGCAAGGCCCTTAACCAGCGGTTCAGGCGGATGTTCCTTGTGGCCCTTCTGATGGGCCTTGCAATGGGGTTTGTATTTGGGCGCTGTTCTGCTGTCAACAGCAAAGCCCTGGATGCCCCCATTGAACCGGATCAGCTTACCACCGTGATCCCGGATGTGACCTTGGAGCCGGTGGAAACCCCGCTGGTGGAAGAACCCGCCGAACCTGAACCGGTGCTGTTGGGCAGTTTCAGAATTACCGCCTATTGTTCCTGTGAAAAGTGTTGCGGCGAATGGGCCAAGAACCGGCCCAACGGCATTGTGTATGGTGCCGCTGGCGTGGAACTGAAGGCCGGTGTTTCCTGTGCTTCTCCGCTTCCCTTGGGAACTGTGGTGGAAGTGGAAGGCTTGGGTGAATACATCGTTCAGGATCGCCCCGCCCAATGGGTAATTGACAAATATGGTGAAAACCAGATCGACATTTATTTTGACAACCATGAAGCCGCTTCCGCCTTCGGCCTGAAGCAGTTGAATGTTTATCTGAAAGGAGAACCAGAAAAATGATCAAATGTGAAAACGCTTGCCCCCGTGGAAAGTTCGATGGGTGTTGCCACAAATGCCCGGAGTTCCACACTTGCCCTGATTCCTGTCAGGAAAACCCGAACGCCTGTGGTTCGGCCACCTTCGATGAAGAAACGGCCCTTCAGGAGTTCAAGAACACCCAGCTTGCCACCCTGAACGCCATTGCTTCCCTGACCGCCCACAAGAAGGCCATTGAGGATCAGGAAAAGGAAATGAAGGCCAAGCTGTATGAAGCAATGGTGAAGTTCGGCGTGGATAAGTTTGAATCCGATGTTCTGAACCTTACCCTTGTGAAGCCCACCAATGCCACCAGTATTGATTCCGCCAACCTGAAGAAGAAATACCCGGACATTGCTTCCGAGTGTTCCAAGACCACCGCCAAGGCCGGTTATGTGAAGATCACCCTGAAGGGCGGTGGGCAGTAATGGAAGGTTTGACCCCGAAAGAAGCTGACGCTTGGGCAAGTGAAATGACCCGTATTGTTGGTGGCACCATTCATGAACTGATTGCGGCGGCTGATAAACACAATATTGACCGTGATTCCGCTGTTCAGTATTATTCCGACCTGTTTTCGGCTATGGCAAGTGTGGCAACCTTTGAACACTATGAAATGGGTGGTGGGGCCGATGGCAAGGGATGAAGTGTGGGATGCCCTGAAAAATCATGCCAAACAGGTTCATTCAGAACGGGTTGCAAAGAACCCCGACCGGATCGCCTATGCCATTCAGCAGTTTGAAGCCCACGGCATTGAATACCAACTGAAAAATGAGCAAACAGGCCACTTCCATTGTTGGCGGAAGTCTGATGATAAACTGTTTCAATTCTACGCTGGAACGGGGAAGATTCAGGGTTTCACCCAAGTCAGAGGTATTCACAGCCTGATTCAGATGTTGGAGGGGTGAGCCGATGGCCGGTGAAAAAAACTTTGAAAACCGCCTGAAGAAGTGGCTGGAATCTGAAGGGATATATCCCTTGGGTGAACCTGTTGACCGTATGAGCGCCCCGCCCTGTGGCTTCTATGAAAAGCGTTGGGGTGGAAGCCGGTATGTGAAAAGCGGCCTTCCTGATATGCGGATCACCGTGAAGGGCATTGCCCTTGAAGTGGAGCTGAAGGCCACCGATGGAACCCCATCTGTGCTTCAGAAGCGTAATTTGGCCCAAATCAACGGTTCACAGGGGTTCGGGTTCATCCTTTACCCGGAAGGCTTTGAAGCCTTCAAGACTATTGTGAAAGGGGTGAAACAATGCGAGTTTCCCACAGCCGGGTTGAAGTCTTTGATAGATGCCCATACAAATACCGCTTGCGATATGTGGAAGGGATAGATACGATCCCAAACACGGACGCAGACAACGCCCTGATCCTTGGCACCGCCCTTCACACCGGCATTGAAGAAGGGGTTGAACAAGCCCTTGACTTCTACAAGAACAGCTTCCCGGTTCTGACGGATGATCACATTCATGAAATGATGAAGCTGGAAGCAATGATTCCCAAGGCAAAGGCCATGTTGCCGCCCGGTGGTTCCTTTGAATTGCCCATTGGGAACGGCGATTTCATCGGCTTTATGGATTACCTGTGGCCCTGTGGTTGGGATTCCAGAACCAATGAAACCTTGTTTGATCTGTACGATTTCAAGTATTCCAACAACGCCAAGAACTACGCCGTTTCTGGTCAGCTTCACGAATACAAGTATTGGTATGAACTGACCCATCCCGGCCACCGGATCAGAAATATGTATTTCCTGATTGTTCCCAAGCCCAAGATCAGGCAGAAAAGCACCGAAACCCTTTCCCAATTCCGTGACCGCTTGCAAGCGGCCTTGAAAGATGCTGAACCAACGCTGATGCCGGTTCAGTACAACCCCATGAAGATTGTGGACTTCCTGACCGATGTGAAGCACATGGTTGAAGCCACAGACTTTCCCAAGAACCCAAACCATTTTTGTGGATGGTGTGAGTATGAAGAATATTGTCAGAAAGGATGGGATTATATGTTACTTCCCAAGAATGAACGCCGTGATCTGAACGCCACCAAGAAGAAGGTTGTGTGGCTTTACGGCGCACCCTTCAGCGGCAAAACCTTCTTTGCCAATCAGTTCCCCGATCCCCTGATGTTGAACACGGATGGCAACATCAAGTTTGTGGATGCCCCCTATATCGCCATTCGTGACACCGTTACGGTGGAAGGCCGTATCACCAAGCGCAAGTTGGCCTATGAAGTGTTCATGGATGCCGTGGCCGAACTGGAAAAGAAACAGAACGATTTCCGAACCATCGTGGTTGACCTTCTGGAAGATGTTTATGAATCGTGCCGGGTTTACATCTGTGACCGTCAGGGCTGGAAGCATGAATCTGATGATTCCTTCCGTGCGTGGGATATGGTCAGAAGTGAGTTCCTGAACACCCTGAAGCGGCTTGTGAATCTGGACTATGAAAACATCATCCTGATCAGCCATGAGGACAGAAGCCGTGACCTGACCCGCAAGGGCGGCGATAAGATCAGTTCCATCAAGCCGAACCTTCAGGATAAGGTGGCAAACAAGGTGGCCGGTATGGTTGATCTGGTGGCCCGTATCGTGGCGGACGATGATGAACGGGTGCTGTCTTTCAAGACTTCTGAAGTGATCTTCGGCGGTGGCCGTTTGACTGTCCGTGATAAGGAAATCCCGCTGACCTATGACGCTTTCTGTGAAGTCTACGAGGAAGCCAACCAGAAGGCCGCAGGAGCCGTGAAGCGTGGCGGCAATACCCCGGCTACCCCCGCACCTGAAACCACCGACACGCCCACCACAGCGCCCAGCAGAAGGGGCAGAAAGGCCAAGACTGAAACCCCGCCCCCGGCTGATAACTATGATCCGGCTGAAGATGCGGCAAAGGCGGCTTGTGGTGATCCTGATGGAACTTGGACACCGGGCGGCGGTGAAAAGGATGATTCTGTTCCTGTTGCTGAACCGGCCACCGGTGACACCCCGCCTTGGAACGATCTTCCCAAATGCCCGGACGGTGAACGCATTTTCAGACAGCACGATCAGAACCCGGAAATCCCCCTTTGTCCGTCCATTGACGCTGGCCACCGTTGCCACAAGGAAGGCGGCCCCGATGGTTGCCCCCTGTGGGATCGCCCCAAGGCACAGGCAGAGGAACCCGCACCCAAGACGGATGCTAACCCGCCCCGCCGTACCCGGAAGAAGCGTGAAGAATAATGGCTGATGTGCTGATGATTGCCGGGAAGCCTGAAACCATTTTCAAGGCCCGTGATTTTGAATATCTGGTTGAAAAGCACATGGGCTATGAAGCGGCCAAGTATTTCCGGGAATACGCTGAAAAGGCTGATGAAGAAGTCAGATCGGCCAAGGCCGGTGAGAACACAGACCTTGCTTCCTATGAAGCTGACCTTGAAAGCAATCACAGAGCCTTTCAGGACATTCAGACGGAAGCCGCAGTTATCACGGGTGTTCTTCAAGAAAAACGGATAAACCGTGAGAAGATCGCCCATGCAGTAAGGGAAATTGGAAAGATAATTTCCAACCAAATATAAGGAGGAACCCAAAATGAAAAACGATGCCCTGAACCAGTTCAAAGAGGAAATGAACAAGCGTGGCCTGTTCCGCAAGATTCAGGTGTGCGCCAACCTGATCCCCCCCCCCGCCCGGTGCTGATGGAGAAGCTCTGATCGAACTTCATCGTTCCGCCGCCAAGATCGCCATTCGGAATTACGCTGAACATCATGAAGATTTTTGTGATGTGATGGCGGATGCGGCCCTTGATCATCTGCTGAACACCGTTCTTCCTGATGATCTGTTCATTCCTGACGGTGGTTTTTCCCCTACGAAAGAAGAAGTTGACAACATGAACAGGGCCAAGGAAACGGCTGACAAAGCGGCCAAGGTGCTTGATACCCTGTTTGGTGGGTTGGCTGATCTTCTGAAAACCATTTAATAAATACATTTTTTGGAGGTAAAAAACTATGGCTATTGATTTTGACAAGATTGATCGTTCTGTTGATCTGAAGGGCCTTCAGGCTGATGTGGAGGATGCCAAGAAGAACGGCGGCGGTGATTTCCCCACCATCCCCGCTGGCAAGTATGAAGTGAAGCTGGAAAGCATGGAAATCAAAGGCACCAAGGCCGATCCCAACCGCCCCATGCTGGCCGTGTCCTTCAAAATCCTGTCCGGTGAGTTCAAGAACCAGCGCCTTTTTATGAACCGTGTCCTTTACGGCACCAAGAATGACAAGAACATGATCGCTTCCGCTATGGGCTTCCTTGAAAAGCTGGATTCCGGTGTTCCTGTCAGCTTCACCAGCTATAAGCAGTTTGCCCAGCTTGTTCTTGATGTGGCGGAAGCCATTGATGGAAACTTGGAATATGCGGTGGACTACGATGATTCCCGCTTCAATTCCATCACCGTTGAAGAAGTTTTCGAGGTTGAAAACTGACCCAAAATTTTTTACAATCAAATCGAGCACATATAGTGCTTGATGCGGTTTTGAACCTTAACTTTCAAGCACAAACTGTGGGGCTTCGGCCCCACAATGGCCCCAAGTGAAAGCCTTCCCGTGGCGGGGCTGATAAGGCGGAAACGCTGACCGATTTCACAAAAGCTGAAAGGATGTGAGTTGATGATCTTCTATGATTTTGAGGTTTTCCGGTATGACTGGCTGGTTGTCCTGATCGACCTGAACGCCCGAAAAGAAACCGTGATTATCAACGATCCCGACAAGCTGAAACGCTTCTATGAGGAACACAAGGGTGTGATTTGGGCCGGTTACAATTCCCGGAACTATGATCAGTACATTCTGAAGGCCATTCTGTGTGGGTTTGATCCAAAGCCTGTGAATGATTGGATCATTGCAGAGGCTAAACCCGGTTACAGATATTCAAGCCTGTTCAGAGAATACCCGCTGATCAATTATGATGTGATGCCGAACCCGCCAATCAGCCTGAAAGCGCTGGAAGCGTTCATGGGCCATTCCATTAAAGAAACTTCTGTTCCCTTCGACATTGACCGGCCTTTGACTGAAGCAGAGTTGGCCGAAACGGTCAAATATTGCCGCCATGATGTGGAACAGACGGTGGAAGTGTGGTTACGGCGGAAGGAAGATGAATTTGATGCCCAAATGTCACTTGTGAAGGCGTTTCACCTTCCCATTTCTGACATTGGCCGCACCAAAGCACAGCTTTCCGCCAAAATCCTTGGGGCCGTTCAAAGGGAACACAATGATGAATTTGAAATTGAGTTCCCGCCCAGCTTGCGGATCGAAAAATACACGGAAGTTTTGAATTGGTACAAGAACACCTTGAACCGTGATTATTCCAAAACCCTTGAACTGGATGTGGCCGGGGTTCCCCATGTGTTCGCTTGGGGTGGCCTTCACGGGGCCATTCCCAAATATCACGGGGAAGGTTGGTTTGTCAATGTGGATGTGGCTTCCTATTACCCGTCTTTGATGCTGGTTTATAAGTGGCTTTCCCGTAATGTTCACGATCCTTCCAAGTATGCGGAAATCTATCACACCCGCCTGAAGCTGAAGGCGGAGAAGAACCCCATGCAACAGCCTTACAAGATTGTTCTGAACAGCACCTATGGCGCTATGAAGGATAAGCACAATGCCATGTATGACCCCCGGCAAGCCAACAATGTTTGTGTGGGCGGTCAGCTTCTTCTTCTGGATTTGATTGAACGGCTGGAAGATCATTGTGAAATCATCCAGAGCAACACAGATGGTATTTTGGTCAAACTTCGCCGGTATGAAGATTTTGAAATGCTGGACGATCTGTGTTGGGAGTGGGAGCAAAGAACCGGGATGCGCCTTGAATTTGATGAATTTCAAAAGGTGTATCAGAAGGATGTGAACAATTACATCATTGTTCCTTCCGGGCCGCTTCGTGATGAAAAAGGGAAACCCCGCTGGAAGTGCAAGGGTGCCTATGTCAAAAAGCTGTCTGATCTGGATTATGACCTTCCCATTGTCAACCGGGCCATTGTGAACTATTTCCTTCAGGGGATCAGCCCGGAAACAACCATCATGGAATGTTCCAATCTTCGAGATTTTCAGAAGGTTGTGAAGGTGTCCAGCAAGTACAAATATGCCCTTTATTCCCCGGTGATTACGGAAGCCAAGATCAGGGATGAAAAAGGCCGTTCTAAGAAAATCACCCGCTTCAGCGGCGGTGAGGTTCAGACGGATAAAACCTTCCGGGTGTTCGCTTCCAAGGATCAGAGCAAGGGCGGAATCTTCAAGGTTTCCGGGAAAATCGTCAAGGGCCGGGAAAAGAACCCTGAAAAGTTCGGCAACACCCCGGATCATTGTTTCTTCATCAATGATGATGTGACCAACCTTCCTATCCCGGATGAACTGGACAAGCAATATTACATTGATGTTGCTTGGGATCGGTTGAAAGATTTCGGGGTGGAGCGATGAACAATAAAACCTTTCGGGGGGGGGAGCGTTGAAGCATGGAACTGTTTAGGGGCTATGTGCCTACCAGAAACAAACAATGCCTTGAAAAGTTCAAAGGCGTTGAAAAATTGAAAACCCGTTCTGAAGTCCAAGACCTTGATGAATACGCCGGTATTCTTGGGGAAGAAACCATCCTGATTGATGTGGACGATGCGGAAACATCTGAACTTTTGTTCAGAATTGTTCAGGATTTAGAACTGAAGTGCAGAGTGTACGCCACCACACGGGGAAAACACTTCTTGTTCAAGAACTGTGGTGTTAAAAAAAGCTGGACGAAATGCACCTTGGCCGTGGGTATCACCACGGATGGAAAGGTTGGAGCCAATAACAGCTATGAAATCTTGAAGTCCGGTGGCGTTGAACGGCCCATTCTGTATGACTTCCCTGAAGGGGAGATTCAGGAACTTCCCAAGTGGCTGACCCCAGTAAAAAGCAACTATGATTTCCCGAACCTTGGGGAAGGTGATGGGCGGAACCAAACCTTGTTCAACTACATTCTGACCCTTCAGAGTGACGATTTCACCAAGGAAGAAGCCCGTGAATGTATCAGGCTGATTAACCGTTATGTGCTGAAGAAGCCCCTTTCCGACAAGGAACTTGATGTGATCCTTCGGGATGATGCCTTCAAGAAAACATCCTTCTTCCGGGATAAAACCTTCCTGTTTGATAAGTTCGCCACCTACCTAAAGAACAACAACCATATTGTGAAGATCAATAACCAGCTTCACATTTACAAGGATGGTATCTATGTTTCCGGTGCCGGTGAAATTGAAGGGGCCATGATCAAGCTGATCAGCAACCTGAAACGGGCGTGGCGTTCGGAAGTCCTGTCCTATTTGGAAATCATGATTGAGGAAAACACCAAGGCCACCAACCCGAATATCATTGCTTTCAGCAACGGCCTTTACAATATCCGGGATGGTTCCTTCAAAGAGTTCACCCCGGATGTGGTCATTACAAACAAAATCCCGTGGCCGTACAACCCCGCCGCCCATGATGATCTGTTGGATCATACCCTGAACCGGCTGGCCTGTGATGATCCTGAAGTTCGGGCCTTGCTGGAAGAAATGGTGGGCTATTGTATGTACCGCCGCAACGAACTTGGCAAAGCCTTCATCCTGATTGGCGATAAGAGCAACGGCAAATCCACCTTCCTTCATGTGGTGAAGAACCTTCTTGGAGATCAGAACATTGCTTCCCTTGACCTGAAGGAATTGGGTGATAGGTTCAAAACCGCTGAACTGTTCGGCAAGCTGGCAAACATCGGTGATGATATTGGTGATGAATTTATTGCCAATGCTTCCGTGTTCAAGAAGCTGGTCACGGGTGATCGGGTGAATGTGGAGCGTAAAGGCCAAGATCCATTTGAGTTCAACAATTATTCCAAGTTCCTGTTCAGCGCCAACAATATTCCCCGTATCAAGGACAAAACCGGAGCCGTTCAGCGGCGTTTGGTGATCGTTCCCTTCGATGCCAAGTTCACCCCCAATGATGCAGACTTCCGCCCATTCATCAAGGATGAACTGTGTGAACAGGGTTCAATGGAATATCTGGCCTTGCTTGGCCTTCAGGGGTTGAAGTGGGTTCTTGGGAACGCACAGTTCACCACTTCCAGCAGAGTTCAGGGGCAGTTGGACGAATATGAGGAAAACAACAACCCCATTATTGGGTTCATCAATGAAGTGGGCCTTGACGGGATTGAAAATGAAGCCACCGATTCCGTGTATCGCCGGTATAAGGAATATTGCATTGCAAACAACTTCCAAGCCCTTTCCAAGATTGAGTTTTCCCGGCAGATCACAAAACGCTGTGGCTTCACAACGGTTCCCAAGTGGATCAGAAACCGGAAAACCCGTGTATTTGTGAAAGGCGGTGACACAGAATGACCCACGAATATTCCAAGTTCAAGAACAAAAACATTCCCTATGCCAAGGTTGGGCGGCGGGTGTTCAATAGTCTGTTTGATGCAGAAACCTTTTGCACCGAACACGGCCTGGATGTCAATTCAGCTATTGAATATCGGGATGATCCTGAATTGAAAAATAACATTCAAACAATCGCCCAATACCAGAAGGCCATTCTTCAGGAATGTTTAGACCGGCTGAAGGCCCGTGCTGAAGCCTTGGTTCAAGAAATCAACCGGTGTAATGCTGATTTGGAAAAGTGTCACCCGCTGGATCGTGGTTTCTTGACGGATCGGCGGAATGAAGCCATTGCAAAGCATACGGGCACGATGGAAGCCCGTGAGATTGTGGCCGGATTGAAAAATAATTTAGAAAGGTTGACTGGTTGGCATGATTAAAGACAGCGGTGAACGCACCGAGTTTGGAACCGGCGCTGTTCGTGATATGCACAGCGGCAAAGGCCGCATGGATTTACTTCCGTGGGAAGCTTTGGTGGAGGTTTCCAAGCATTGTGAAGAAGGGGCCTTGAAGTATGGTGAACGGAACTGTGAAAAGGGTATTCCCATTCACAGCCTGATTGATTCGGCCTTCCGCCACCTTGCCAAGTACATGATGGGTATGAAGGATGAACCCCATCTTCGGGCGGCGGCTTGGAACATCCTGTTTGCCCTTTACATGGAAATCAAACACCCGGAACTTCAGGACATACCAACCCGGATCGACAAAAGCGAAAATCCACAGGTTCCAAAACTGAAACGGAATTTGGAACCGTGCCGCCGTTGTAAGCACCGTGACAAGTTCGGAGATGAACCCCCTTGTGATGAATGTGTTCATAAAAACAATGGGGTTGAAGATAGATTTTACCCGGCAGATTGTAAGGAGGATGCAGAACAATGAAAATTATCAAGTCTGATGTGCAGTTCATCACCCCGATTGATGGGGCCACCATTCTGAAGCGGCTGGAACAATGTGGCCGTGTCTGCTACAAGTCCGAGGATAAGATCACGGAAGGTTCTGCTGAAAAGTTCGTTGCCGGGATCATCAAGCGTGGACATGAAGCGGTTCTGGAACATTGTTCCTTTACGGTGAAGTTCATTTGTGATCGTGGGGTTTCTCATGAGATCGTCCGCCACCGGATGGCTTCTTACTGTCAGGAATCCACCCGCTATTGTAATTACGGCAAGGGCAAGTTCGGTGAGGAAATCACGGTGATTGAACCTTGCTTCCTTGAACCCGGTTCCAGAGCCTATGACTATTGGCGGGATGCCTGTGAAGGGGTGGAAATTCGCTATTTTGATATGCTGGCGGAAGGATGCACACCGCAAGAAGCCCGTTCGGTTCTTCCCAACAGCCTGAAAACGGAAGTGGTCATGACGGCCAACATTCGTGAATGGCGGCATTTCCTGAAGTTGCGCTGTTCACCCGCCGCACATCCGCAGATGCGGGAAGTGGCCTTAATCCTGTTGGACAAGGTTCATTGGCTGATTCCGGTATGCTTCGATGATATTTGGAGTGAATACCATGCCGATGTTTAAGAAGTCCGGTGGTAAAATCTTCGCCGTTCAGTTCAACAAAGCTGAAGAACGGGCCTTGGATCAGGAAATCAAGAAACAGATTGTGGAAAACGATCGGGCTTTTGACATGGACAAAGAATCATCCATCCTGTGGATGCTTCACACCCAATTTGGCTTTGGCCCCAAGCGTCTGAAGCTGGCGTGAAAGCTGTTCTATGCCGAAACCCGGAAGCTACGGGAACATTACCTGATGGAACAGGCCGATGATGGGTGGTTAGCCCGTAAAAAGTTGAAGGACATTGGGTGTGACATTGAAGAATGGTACAGAGAAGAAGGAGGGAAAACCGATGCCTAAACCTTGGGAAAATGCTGAAGGGTATCACGATCCGACAGCCTACCACGGCACAAAGAATATCATCCGTGACGAGGATGAACAGCAGAAGCGGGTGAACACCCTGATCTTCGTCCTGAAGTACATCACCCGTTTGGCGGGGTTTGAACTTCTGAACCGCATTGAAATCAAAGACCGTAAGACCGGGAGGGAATACAAATGATCAATTACTATGACCCAAATTTTCAGGGTGTCCATGTGATCCGGGTGACTTTCATGCAATGGGATTACATAGGCCATGTTGCCTTTGAAGTTGGCGGAAACTGCAAAGGCGCTGAACTGATGGATTTCACCTTTTTGGAGTGTGACAACCAAGAAGATATTGACCGCTATTCTGAAAATGATTGTCAGTTCAGTTATGATGAAGAAAATGAAGTTTATACCGCCGTTCTGAAAAATGCTGACGGTGACACCTTGGAAGTTGAAGGTGATGAATGTGATTTCAAGGCTATGGCGGTAGCCATTGAAATTGCAGGAACAACGGTGGAACGCCGATGAAGAAAATGCTGGTAGTGCTGACCCTTGTGCTGTTGCTTATGGCCGTGGCCGAGTATTTCAGCATTGATCCTGTTTGGTTCCTGATTGTCTGGTATCTTTCGGACAATATTTCCGCCTGAACAGGTGCTTCTTCAGTAGGGATTGGAACAGCGTGTGGAACAGGTATGGAATAGATGTTTTTTCTATATCTGTTCCGCACGAAAACCCTTGATATATCAGGCTTTTTCAGTTGTTTTCAGGGAACGGAACAGATGGAACAGATGTAAATATACTTTCTTCTTATAAAGAAAAAAAATATATAAGAAATGTGTATATAAGGAACTGCCCGTTTTATCTGTTCCATGCGTTCCAAAGTCCTGAAATCACTTGATTTTTCAGCATTTATTAACGGTACAGATGCAATGAAAACGGAACAGACCACCGCAGAAAGGATGTGTTACATAGTGAATGACAAAGACCTTTCCCAACAGGCCAAAGAATACTTTGCCCAAATCAGGAAAACGGATCGTTTGATCAATCGGCTTGATAGCACCATTGCAACCTTGCGTTCCAGCTTGACTTCTACCGGAAGCCAACTGAAGCAGGACAAGGTTCAGACTTCAGGCCCCAAGAATACCCTTGAAGAAACCATCACCAAGATCATTGACCTTGAAGCCAAGATCAATGCCCGGATTGATGAACTTGTGAGCATGAAACAGGAAGCGTTCACCATGATCAACCGGATTCCTGACCTTGATCAGCAAAATATTCTGATCGGGCGCTATATTCAGTTGAAAAAATGGGAAGATATTTCTGAAGAACTGAATTATTCTATGCAATGGGTTTTTGAACTTCACGGAAAGGGTTTACTTGCTTTTGCCAAGGCAAACAGCAACTTTCTAAACAACCGAGAAAACCAGAGTGCCACCGGTTCCAAACAGAGTAAAGAATCGGTAGAATAGTAAATAAGAAATTGCGCCTACGGGAAACCGGGGCGCTTTTTCTATGCCTGATGAAAGGGGTGAATACCTGTGACACCAAGACAGCGGAAGTTCTGTGATGAATACCTGATCAGCGGCAATGCTACGGATGCGGCAATCAAGGCGGGGTATTCGCCCAAGACCGCAAAGCAGACGGGTTCTGAAAACCTTGCAAAACCTGACTTGAAAGCGTACATCGAAACCGAACTTGAAAAACTTCATTCGGCCAAGATCGCTGATGCTGAAGAAGTCATGAAATACCTGACTTCGGTGATGCGGGGTGAACATACTGAAGAAATCCCGATCCTGTGCGGTGACGGTTGCCAAGAGTTGACACAGAAAGAGGTTGGAGCCAAGGAAAGGCTGAAGGCCGCTGAACTGATCGGCAAGCGTTATGGTATGTTCACGGACAAGGTAGGTGTGGAAGGGGCCGTTCCGGTGATTATCACGGGGGATGATCAGCTTGAAGATTAGCCCACAGGCCAAACGGGTTCACCTTCCTGAAGTGGTTGGCAAGGGTTACGGAACCTTCTGGAACTTCAAAGGCCGTTACCGGGTGTGTAAGGGAAGCCGTGCTTCCAAGAAATCCAAGACAACGGCCCTGAACATCATCAAACGAATGATGCAATACCCGGAAGCCAATACCCTTGTGGTTCGCAAGGTGTTCAGAACCTTGAAAGATTCCTGTTTCACCGAACTGAAATGGGCAATCAACCGCCTTGGGGTTTCAGCCTATTGGGAAATCAAAGAAAGCCCCCTTGAAATGACCTACCTTCCCACCGGTCAGAAGATTTACTTCCGGGGCCTTGATGATCCCCTGAAGGTTACTTCAATTACGGTTGAAATAGGGTTTCTGTGCTGGTGCTGGATTGAAGAAGCATACGAAATCATGAATGAAGCTGATTTTGATATGCTGGATGAATCCATCCGTGGTGCTATCCCGGAAGAAACCGGCCTGTTCAAGCAAATCACGCTGACATTCAACCCGTGGAACGAAAAGCATTGGATCAGGAAACGCTTCTTCGGGGAGATCACCGGCAAGGATGCCCAAGGGAACCCCACATACAAGTTCCATGATAGCTGGATCAGCCCGGATGGGCAGATTTACGCCACAACCACCAATTACCTGTGTAATGAATGGCTGGACACGGCGGATTTGAAGGTGTTCAACACCATGAAGGAAAACAACCCCCGCCGCTACAAGGTGGCTGGCCTTGGGGGTTGGGGCATTGTGGATGGCCTGATTTTCGATAATTGGCGGGAAGAAGCCTTTGATTATCTGGCTATTTCCAAGAAGCCTGATGTGAAAAGCGCCTTCGGCCTTGACTTCGGTTATACCAACGATCCCACGGCCCTATTCTGTGGGCTGGTGAGTGAGAAGGAAAGAACCATTTGGGTTTTTGATGAACTGTATGAAAAGGCCCTGACGAACCGGGCAATCTGTGACCGGATCACCGGCATGGGCTACGGCAAGGAACGGATCAAGGCCGATTGTGCCGAACCTAAGAGCATTGATGAATTGCGGGATGCTGGCCTTCATCGTATCAGAGCCGCCCGGAAGGGCAAGGACAGCGTGAACAACGGAATCCAGTACATTCAGGGTTACACCATCATTGTTCATCCCCGATGCGTGAACTTCATCACAGAGATTTCAAACTACACATGGGCAGAAGATAAGTTCGGGGCCAAGATCAATGTTCCCATTGATGATTTCAACCACCTGATGGACGCTATGCGTTACGGGCTGGAAGATATGTTGGTTGGCCCCGCCTTCAGCTTCGACTAACAACATGATAGTAACAAAACACACGAAAAACACACGGTTTCCGTGTGTTTGCGTTTATTAAGCAATGAAGAAAGGCGGTGAAAGCCCGTGTTTGAACAGAAGTATATTCTGAACAAGATTGAACAATGGGCTGAACGCCTTCCATATAAAACCTTGAAGATTGAAGTGGAACTTCCCAATCAGTCTTTGGTTTTAGAGAAAACCCGAAACAGGCCGGTGGGTTTTGCCCCCCCCCCCGATGGTGAAAGGAAAGGGTGATTGAATATGTTTCTGGATAACGCTATGGAGCGTATCAACCGCCTGATCCTTCAGGGTGGGCGAAACGGCATGACTGAACTTCAGTTTTACGCCGCTGAAATCCGTGAATGGAAGAACAGCCTGAAGCGCATGGATCAGATCAAAGGCGCTGACTACTATGAAGGCCGTCATGACATTCTGAACCGGAAGCGCACAATCATTGGTGCTGATGGCAAACTTCAGGAAGTGGACAATCTTCCGAACAACCGCCTGATTGATAACCAATATGCCCTGATGGTGGATCAGAAAACCAACTACCTTGTGGGCAAGCCCTTCACGGTGAACTGTCAGAACAAAGCCTATGCGGACGCTTTGAACAATGTGTTCAATAAGCGGTTCCATCGGCTTCTGAAGTATGTTTGTGAAGATGCCTTGAATGGTGGCCTTGGCTGGTTGTTCCCGTTCTATGACAAAAAGGGCAATCTGGCCTTCAAACATTTCCCGGCCTATGAAGTTCTTCCGTTTTGGGCTGACGATGATCACACCATCCTTGATTCTGCTATCCGTCTTTACCCGCAGGAAGTGTGGGATGGATATACCAAGAAAATCATTGAACGGGTTGAACTGTTCAAGACCGATGGCCTTTACCGGTATATCTATGATGGAAGCGAACTGAAGCCTGATGTGGAAGCCGGGGAACATGAAAGCTACTTCACCATTGAGGAAGAAGGCAAGGAACCCACCGAATTGAATTGGGAACGGATTCCCCTGATTCCGTTCAAGTATAACAAACAGGAAATCCCCCTGATTCGCCGTGTGAAAACCCTTCAGGACGGAATCAACACCATGATTTCCGACTTTGAAAACAATATGCAAGAGGACGCACGGAACACCATCCTGATCCTGAAGAATTACGATGGTGAAAATCTTGGTGAGTTCCGCCGCAACCTTGCCACCTTCGGAGCCGTGAAGGTTCGTGATGATGGTGATGTTACCACCCTGACGGTGGAAGTCAGTTCCGAGAACTACAAGGCCATTTTGGATGTGTTCAAGAAAGCCCTGATTGAAAATGCCCGTGGCTACGATGCCAAAGATGATCGCCTGTCCGGGAATCCCAATCAGATGAACATTCAATCCATGTATTCTGACATTGACCTTGACGCAAACGGCATGGAAACCGAGTTCCAAGCGGCCTTTGAAGAACTGTTGTGGTTCATCAACAACCACTTCAGTAACACCGGCGTTGGAGATTTCACGGATGATGTGGCGATTGTGTTCAACAGGGATATTCTGATCAATGAATCGGAATCCATTGAAAACTGTTCCAAGTCCGTTGGTATTCTGTCCAATGAAACCATTGTGGAACAGCACCCGTGGGTTACGGATGTTGAAGCAGAAATGGCCCGGTTGCAGAAGGAAAAGGAAGAAGCTATGGCACAGGCACAGGAATACGCCGGGGCCTTCCAGACCGGCAACCCGAACCAAGGTGATAATGGTGGGGGCGAATAACCCCCGCCGTTTCACAATATACGCCGGGGCAGACATTGAGTGTGGCGGGGTGCTATTACTCCTACCCGCCAAAGGGTGAAATTCCCTTCCCCGGCCCATCATGGCCCGTTGGTCAAGTGGTCAAGACACCGCCCTTTCACGGCGGTAACGCCGGTTCGATCCCGGCACGGGCTACCAAGGCCACAAAGGAAGGAACCAAAATTCAGCAAGGCGCAAGCCCCTATGAAGAAACAGCGTGGCCTAATAAGCTGAAGTGGATGGAATAGGCAGACACGGCGGATTCAAAATCCGTTGCCGCAAGGCGTGTGGGTTCAAATCCCACCTTCAGCACCATTTTTCAGGATTGGAGGAACCGCCCATGAGAAATGCGGACTATTGGCGTGGACGGTTTTCCATCTTGGAGGACAGCGCCCACCGAGAAGCCCAGCGAACCATTCAGGACATGGAAGAACTGTATTTGGATGCCCAGCGTTTAGTTCAGAAGGAAATTGAAAGCTGGTATGCCCGTTTTGCGGTGAACAACCAAATCAGCCTGACCGATGCCCGGAAATGGTTGACCGCTGGACAGCTTGAAGAATTTCATTGGAGCGTTGAACAGTATATCAAGATCGGTGAACAGGCCGGGTTGGATGCGGCATGGCTGAAGAAGCTGGAAAATGCGTCCGCCCGGTTCCACATTTCCCGCCTTGAAGCTGTTCAGACAGGTATTCAGCAACAGCTTGAATTGCTGTACGGCAATCAGGTTGATAGTCTGGATGCCCTGTTGAAGAAGGTTGTGGGCAACGGCTACACCCACACAGCCTTTGAGGTTCAGAAGGGCGTGGGCCTTGGTTGGGATATTACCGGGCTGGATCAGAAGAAACTTGAAACCTTGCTTTCAAAGCCTTGGACAACGGACGGGCGAACCTTCCGGGATCGCTGTTGGCTGAACAAGAATGATTTGGTGGGTTCGGTCAGTAAGAGCCTGACGCAAGGGCTTCTTCGGGGTGATTCCCCGTCCAAGATCACCACGGCCATTCAGAAGCAGTTTGGGGTTCATCGGTATAAGGCGGGGCGATTGGTCAACACCGAAACCACCTATTTCAATGCCGTTGCAACTAAGGAATGTTACAAGGATTTGGATGTTGAAATGGTGGAAATCATTGAAACGCTGGATTCCCATACCTGTTCCATTTGTGGTGGGCTTGATGGTAAGGTGATCCCCATTTCCCAATATGAACCCGGCGTGACTGTGCCGCCCTTCCATCCAAACTGCCGTGGAACTACGGCCCCGGCCATTGATCCCAAGTATGCCGGTGAAAGAGCCGCCCGGAACGCTGATGGGGATGTGTACTATGTTCCCGCCAACATGAAATATGCTGATTGGGTTCAGACCTTCGTGAACAATGGTTCCAAGGCTGGCTTGACCGTTGCAACCGGGGCCGCTATAATTAAGGCAAAACGGGCGTTGGAAACCCTGAAGCCTGAAATGTTCCCGGAATATCTGACCGATAAGAAGGAACTGAAGAACACCAAAACCTTGATGGAGTATGTCAACGGGTGTGAAAATGCTGATCCTGATGTGGTGGCCCTTTATGCAAAGATGGGCGATATGGAGAATATCAGGGCCAATGGAATCCCCATGAAAGTTTCCCACGGGAAAAATCATGCGGTCAATTATCGCTATTACACCCGGAATGATCAGCTTGCGGAAGCTGAATTGATTATTCCAAAGTTGGCCGGTGATGATTTGACCGGGCAAGTGGTGACAACGCTTCATGAAGAAATGCACCTGATGGATATGTTCAACCGGGCAGACCCGGCCAAATATTCCGGTTGGTTCAGTTCCAGCAATGCAAAGTTGAGCGCCTTTTTTCAAAAAACCAATACCGATATTGCAGATGATATTGATGCTTTGTTTGAAGCCTTCGACAAGGAATGTGAGCGTATTGCGGCGGAAATCAACGCAGAGTTGAGAACCGCCACTTCCGCCCTGAACGATCAATATTATGCAAGGGCTATTTCCTATGCGAACTACAAAAAAGAGTTCAATAGGCTGAAACGGGAAGCAAGCGAACAGATTGATTACCAATGCCGAAATGCTATGGGTGGCGGTATCAGTTCCCTTGAAGATATTTATGATGCGCTTTCCGGTGGTTCTGCCCGTGATGCCGGTGTTGTAAGATACGGCCACGGTTCCCAATATTACCGTAATGTTGGGAAGCGTTCTGAAGAAACCCTTGCCAACTATGGAGCCTTGGCGATTGTCCGCCCTGATTTGGTGGATATGCTACGCAAGGACAAACCGGAATTGGTGGAAGCCTTGGATGAAGTTATTCAGGAAATGTTGAAGAAAGTGGGTGGTTAAGTGGATCAAGAAAAAAAGCTGATGAAGGTTCATCAACTTCTTACTGAAGTTTCTGATGTGCTGGTGGATCGCTTCTTTGATCTGGACAGCGAAAACCTTCTTGATGAAAAAATTGAAGTGCTGACCGCCCTGAAGAACGGCAAGAAGCCTGAAGAAATCCCCAAGTATTACGCCATTCTGGAAAAGTTCACACCCAATCAGCATTGGGATTGAACCCAATATTGATGATTTGACCACCCCGGCCTTCTGGCCGGTGGTGGTTTTTTCATACCATCGCCGTTTTGGATTTGTGGGCGGTAAACAGAAATCTAAATAAAATCGTGGTTCCTAACCCACGGTAAAAAAGGATTTGGAGGTTATCACTATGACAAAGGAAAATCTGCTGGAATGGGGCTTGACCGAGGAACAGGCCAATAAGGTCATGGAGGGCCTGAACGGTTCCTTCGTTACCAAAAGCCGCTTCAATGAGGTCAACACCGAACTGACCAACGCAAAGAACACGATCAAAGAGCGTGACACCCAGCTTGAAACGCTGAAGAAGTCCACAGGTGACACCAAGGCGCTTCAGGATCAGATCACACAGCTTCAGACCGACAACGCCAACCAGAAGAAGGCCCATGAAGCCGAACTGAAGGCGCTGAAGATCAGCAACGCCGTTGATATGGCATTGACCGGAGCCAAGGCCAAGAACAACACCGCTGTTAAGGCGCTGATGGCTGATTTTCTTGCCAAGGCTGAACTGGCCGATGATGGCACGGTGAAGGGCTTGGGTGACGAAATCAAGAAGCTGGTGGACGGTCAGGACACGGCTTTTCTGTTTGACACTAAGGCCCCTGATAAGAAGTTCAAGGGTGCCAAGCCCGGTGAAAAGAGTGATACACCCCCGGCCGGTGATGATCCTTCCAAAATGACCTATGATGAACTGTGTCAGTATTTGGAAGCCCACCCGGATGCAAAGTTGGACTAACCAACACCCCTACAAATCTTATTTTTAGAAAGGAAGTTTTGAACTATGCCTAACAACAAGTTTGATTCCAAGAGTTTCAATGCTGAAGCGTTCAAGTACATGGTGGCCCGTGTTCCCAACCTGAACATGAACGAAATCAAGAAATCCCGTGCATTGGCCGCAAACCCTGACATTCAGGAAGTGTTCAGCGGTCAGAACGGCACCGCCTACGCCCGTCTTGCCATGCGTGGCCTGATTGACGGTGATGCGGTGAACTATGACGGTTCTACCGACATTACCGCCACTTCCACCAAGACCTTTGAACAGGGCGTTGTGGTGGTTGGCCGTGCCAAGGCATGGAAAGAGCGTGATTTCTCCTATGATGTGACCGGTGGCGTTGATTTCATGGCGAATATCAGCGAACAGGTCGCACAGTACAAGGATGAACTGGATGAAGCCACCATTCTTTCCATCCTGAAGGGCATTTTTGCCATGTCCACCACCGATGCCAAGAACAAGGAATTTGTGGAGAAGCACACCACCACCGTTTCCGGTGCTATGACCGCCACCACCCTGAACACGGCGGCAAACAAGGCTTGCGGTGCGAACAAGAAGAAGTTCACTTTGGTTTTCTGCCATAGTGATGTTTCCACCGGCCTTGAAAACCTGAACCTGATCGAACGCCTGAAGTACACCGACAAGGACGGTATTCAGCGTGATTTGGAATTGGGTACTTGGAACGGCAAGCTGGTGATCGTCACCGATCAGATGCCCGTTTCTGAAGGCTATTTCGATGCCGATGCCAACACCACCGGCGCTTTGAAGATCGTCGCTTCTGGCACCCCCGCTGATGGCGAAATCCTTCTGTCCAAGGTCACGCCCTACTTCGGTTCCAAGACCCTTGCGGCCAATGATTATGTGGTTGCTGGTGTTCAGTACACCACCTACGCTATGGGTAACGGTGCCTTCTCTTATGAGGACATCGGCGTAAAGGTTCCCTATGAAATGGCCCGTGACCCCAAGACCAACGGCGGTGAGGATTTGCTGTATATGCGTCAGCGTAAGGTTTTCGCCCCCTTCGGCCTGTCCTATGAGAAGAAAACGCAGGCAAGCACCAGCCCCACGGCGGCTGAACTGGAAAACGGCGGCAACTGGACGCTGGTTCATTCCGGTGAAAGCACCGCAAGTCAGCGTTCTTACATCAACCACAAGGCCATTCCCATTGCCCGGATTCTTTCCCGTGGCTAAAGGCGGTGAACCCCGTTGCGTGATAAAGCGGTTGCAATGCTAACGGCCCTTGGCGTGGCGGGGGCCGCTGATGATCCGCTGTTGGATATTGTCTTGAACAATGTTCAATGGCGGATCAAAAACCTTTCCAACCTTTCCGAAATCCCGGAGGGGTTGGAAAGTCTGGCCGTTTCTATGGCCGTGGGCGAATACCTGAACATGAAGAAGTGTTCTGGACAGCTTGAAGGGTTTGATCTGGATGCGGCGGCGGTGAAATCCATTCAGGAAGGTGACACCAACATTACCTTTGCCCTTGGTGAAGGTAGTTCAACCCCTGAACAGAGGTTGAACAGCCTGATTGATTATCTGATCAACGGGCGCATTGGTGAAATCTACCGTTATAGGCGGTTGGTATGGTAAATAAGGCCGTGCGAACCGCTTTGGAACGGTTGTGGAAGGATCGGTGTTCTATCTTCATCCGTGAGGAAGTCACCGATCCTGTCACCCACCTGACGGATTCTGAAGAAAAGCCGCTTCTTCAGGATCAGCCGTGCAAGCTGTCTTTTGAAACATTAACTTCAACCAATGGGGATGAAGTGGCAACCGCCCAACAGGTGGTGAAGCTGTTCCTTTCCCCGGATGTGAAGGTTCCCGCAGGATGTAAGATCATTGTCACCCGGCCAAATGATGTGGAACGAACCTTCACCTATTCCCGTTCCGGTGAACCGGGTGTTTTCTCCAACCATCAAGAAATCATGCTTGAACCCTTCAGGGGGTGGGCCTGATGGCAAGATGGGGCCGGTGTGATTACCGGGAATTGAAGAAGCTGGATGAACGCCTTCAACAGCTTTCGGAAGTTGACATGGATCGGCTTTGCCGGGATGCCGCCAAGAAGGTTGCCCAAATCCTTCTGAACAAGGTGAAGAAAAGAACCCCGGTTGGCGTGGTTCCGTCCTATGCTACGGATGAAGCCAAGCAAGAATATTGGGCCGGTTACAGCGGGGGTTCCTTGCGTGATGCGTGGACGATCCTTCCCATTGAAAAACATGGGGATCAGTACACCGTGACCATCATCAACAACTTGGAATATGCGTCCTATGTGGAATACGGCCACCGGCAAACACCGGGGCGCTATGTTCCCGCCTTGGGTAAGACCCTGAAGGCAAGTTGGGTGAAGGGGCGGTTCATGCTGACGATTTCCGAACAGGAAGTGAAAACCTTGGCCCCGTCCATTCTGAATGATATGTTGTATGAAGCCTTGAAGGGGGTGTTCAGTTGATCAATGAAATCATCAAAGGTGTTTCCATGAAGCTGAACGCCACCTTTGGAGCCGGGTACAAAATCTATCAGAATGATGTGGAACAGGGTTTCAAAGAACCCTGTTTTTTCATTGCCGTTCTGAAGCCCGACATTTCCCCGTTGCAGAAGAACCGATTCATGAACCGGAACCCGCTGGATGTTCACTATTTCCCCACCAGCGGGAGGAACAACACCGAATTGTTCACGGTGGCCGGGGATTTGGTGGAATGTTTGGAGTTCATCACCCTTCCCAATGGGGATGTGCTTCACGGAACTTCCATGAGTTATGAAGTTGAAGATGGGGTTCTTCACTTCTTCGTCAACTTCAATCTGACACTATCCCGCCCGTCCGAGGAAACCCCGATGGAAACCTTGGATGTGGATGTGGAGCCAAAGAAAGGGTGATTAAATGGCTACCAGAAAGAAAGCCACCACCGCACAGGAACCGCCCATCACGACCCCGGTGGTATTCCCCAAAGAACGGGTGTTGACCTTCAAGAGATACGCTGACCGGCGTGATCTTCTGTCTGTCCTGTTGGAAGATGGGAAGGAATACACCCATGATCAGATTGATGGGCTGATCAAAGACTTTATGAAAGGTAAGGTGAACTAATATGGCCCTTGGCGGCGGCACCTTCTTGGTGCAGAACAAGGTTCTGCCCGGTGCATATATCAACTTCATTTCTGTGGCGCAGGCAAGCGCCACCCTTTCTGACCGTGGCATTGTCACCATCCCCCTTGCCATGAATTGGGGGCCTGAAGGCAAGATTTTCACGGTGGAACAGGCTGACTTCATCAAGAACAGTCAGAAGATTTTCGGCTATGCGTACACGGCGGATGAACTGAAGCCCATGCGTGAAATCTTCCTTCACGCCAAGACCGTTCATTTCTTCCGCCTTGGTTCCAGCGGCGTGAAAGCGTCCAACACCTACGCAACGGCCAAATACCCCGGCACCCGTGGCAATGATCTTCGGGTTGTGATCACGGCCAATGAAAACAGCACCGAACAGAAGCCCCTGTTCGATGTGGAAACCTTCTTGGGAACCGTTCAGGTTGATCTTCAGGAAGGTGTGGCCGCTATCACCGATCTGAAGGCCAATGCCTATGTGGATTGGAAGTCCAGCGGAACCCTTTCCCTGACCGCTTCCTTGCCCCTGACGGGCGGCACCAATGGCACCGTGGCCGATTCCGACTATCAGACCTATCTTGATCAGGCGGAAGCGTACACTTTCAACGCTATGGGTTGCACCGAGAGCAAGGCCACCATCACCGCCCTGTTTGCGGCTTTCGCAAAGCGTATGCGTGATGATGTGGGCAAGAAGTTTCAGGTGGTTCTTTTCCGCAAGCTGGCCGACTATGAAGGCGTTGTGAGCGTCAAGAACGGCCTGACTTCCGACAAGACTTCCACCGCCCTGATCCCTTGGGTTACGGGTGTGATCGGCGGCACGGCGGTCAATAAGAGCGCCACCAACATGACCTATGATGGTGAATACGATGTGGACACCGATTTCACGCAGACCCAGCTTGAAAACGGGATCAGGGAAGGTTCCTTCATGTTCCATCGTGTGGATGAAGCGGTGTGTGTCCTGACTGACATTAACAGCTTCATTTCCATCACGGATGAAAAGTCCAGCGATTTTTCCAGCAACCAGACGATCCGAGTTTTGGATCAGATCGCCAATGATATTGCCGTTCTGTTCGGCAAGAAGTATCTTGGCAAGGTTCCCAATGATGCCGCTGGCCGGATTTCCCTTTGGAACGATATTGTAAAGCACCACACGGAACTTCAGGATATTCGGGCCATTGAGAACTTCAGCGGCGAAAATGTGACGGTTGAAAAGGGCGATACCAAGAAATCCGTGGTGGTTACTGATTATGTGACCCCCGTGAACGCTATGGAACAGCTTTATATGACCGTCTATGTTCAGTAAGGAGGTACAACCATCATGGCAGATAGAACCATCATGAACGCCAAGGATGCTGTTTCCGCTTCCTTGGCTGAATGTTTCGTGACCATCGGGGATAACCGTTACAACTTCATGCAGGCTATCAACCTTGAAGCCAACTTTGAGAAGAACAAAACGGAAGTTCCCATTTTGGGCAAGACCGGCAAGGGCAATAAGGCCACCGGCTGGAAGGGTACGGGTTCCGCCACCTTCCACTATAACACTTCCATCTTCCGCGAGCTGATGAAGCGTTATAAGGACACCGGCGAGGATGTCTATTTTGACATTCAGGTGACAAATGAAGATCCCACTTCTTCCGTGGGCCGTCAGACCGTGATCCTGAAGGATTGCAATATGGACGGCGGCTTGCTTACCAAGTTTGATGCTGATGCGGAATACTTGGATGAAGATATGGACTTCACCTTTGAAGATTTCGAGATGCCCGAAACCTTCAGCCTTTTGGCCGGTATGCAGTAAGCAGAGCGCCCCGGCCTTACTTCGGTAGGGGCCGGGGCCTTTTTTCGTATCAAAATATAGGAGGAAAAAACAATGAGCCTGTCCGCTTTTTTGGCTGAAAACGCCGTTCCCGTCGAGAACATCAAGTTTGTTGCTTCTAAACGCTTCTTGGGTGAGGATGGCAACCCCATTCCTTGGGAGATCAAGACCATCACCGGCACCGAGGATGAAGCCCTTCGGAAGTCCTGTGCCAAGCGTGTTCCGGTTCCCGGCAAGAAGAACCAGTATCAGAAGGAAACCGACTATGATCTTTACCTTGGCAAGCTGGCCGTGGCTTGTACTGTGTTCCCCAATCTGAATGATAAGGAACTTCAGGACAGCTACAAGGTCATGGGCGCTGATGCCCTTCTGAAAACCATGCTGACCCCCGGCGAATATGCCGAATACCTGACCAAGATTCAGGAAGTGTGTGGTTTTGATACCACCATGCAGGATGAGGTTGATGAAGCAAAAAACTAATCTGTGAAGGTGATGGTGAAGCGAACATTGCTTACTATTGCCTTCACGAACTTCATTTGACACCTTCCGCCTTTTATGCCTTGCCCCGCCGTGAACGGGCCTTCATCATTGCGGCCATTGATGTTCGGGTGGAAGCCGAAAAGAAGAAGCAGAAGGAAATTGAACGAAAATAGCGCCGGGGCCGCCACCATTAAGGCCCCGGCTTCTATTCTCCAAGAAAGGTGGTGATCCCTGTGGGAAATATCCGGGCCGCTATTGCCCTTTATGATGGTGTTACCAGCCCCCTTCAGAGTATGCACAAGGCAATGGGGGTTGTGCTGAACACCTTTGAAGCCATGCAACAGGCTTCCGGTAGAGCCGTTGACACGGCGGCAATCCGGGAAGCCCGTGAAGAATGGGCGAAAGCGGGAACCGCCTTTGATGCCATTGAAGAAAATATCAGAAATGCCAACAACGAACAGCAGAAGTTCAACAATTCCATCCGTGGGGGTAGCAATTCCGCCAACGGGCTTCTGTCCATTATCAAGAAAGTTGCCATTGCCGCTGGTGGTATCGCCGGGATCAATAAGGTGCTGAACATTTCGGATGAATTGGCAAGCACCAAGGCCCGGTTGAATTTGCTGGTGGATGATGGCGGTTCCGTGGAAGAACTGGAAAAGAAGATTATGGCTTCCGCCCAGCGTTCCCGATCCGTTTATTTTGACACCGCTTCCGCTGTTGCGAAACTTGGCCTGAACGCTGGTAACGCCTTCAACGGTGACATGGATCAGGTCATTGCCTTCATGGAACAGGTGAACAAACAGTTCGTTATTGGCGGTGCTACGGCCCAAGAGCAGAGCAACGCCATGATCCAGTTGACACAGGCAATGGCGGCGGGTGCGCTTCGTGGTGAAGAACTAAATTCCATTCTGGATGGTGCGCCGGGTATCGCAAGAGCCATTGAAAAATATATGGGCATTGCGGAAGGTTCCATCAAGTCTGTTGCACAGGAAGGCAAGGTAACGGCTGAAGTGGTGAAGAACGCCATGTTTGCTATGGCGGACGAAACCAACGCAAAGTTCGATTCCATGCCCAAGACTTGGGCGCAGATTTGGGTTGATATGAAGAATCAGGCCCTTTCTATGTTTGCCCCGATCCTGACCAAAATCAACCAAATTGGAAACAGCACCAAGTTCCAGAAAGTGACCACCGGCCTGATCAACGGCCTTGCCGCTGTTGCGAATGTGGCTTCTTCGGCGCTGGATATTCTGATTGCCATTGCTTCTGTGTTCGTGGATAATTGGGGGATCATTCAGCCCCTTGTTTTGGGGATTGCGGCGGCAATGCTGTTGTATAACGGCTATCTGATTGCCAACAATGCAATCACCGCTATCAGCAATGCACAGAAGGGCCTTGCGGCGGTTCAGGCGTACAAAGCCGCCGTTGCAAACACTACCCTTGCCGCTACCGAGAAGGCGGAAGCAATGGCAAAGGCAAGCGCCACAGCCGCCCAATACGGCTTCAATGCCGCTTTGCTGGCCTGTCCGCTGACTTGGATTCTGCTGATCATCATTGCCGTGATTGCGGCCATTTATATGATTGTGGCGGCAATCAATAAGCTGACCGGTTCCACCATTTCCGCAACTGGAATTATCTGTGGTGTGGTAGCCGTGGCCGGTGCCTTTGTGCTGAACTGTGCCATTGGCGTTTTGAACGCTATCATTCAGGCCATTTGGACAATCTTTGTGGCCCCGTTCCTTGGAATCGTGGAATGGATTCTGAATGTGTGCAACGGCGGCTTCAACAGCTTTGGTGATGCCGTGGCAAACCTGATCGGTCAAATCATCGGGTGGTTCCTGAACCTTGGTAAAGTTGTAACCACCATCATTGATGCTATTTTTGGAACTGACTGGACTTCTGGCCTTGAAAGCCTTCAAAGTGCGGTTACTTCTTGGGGCAAAAATGAAAACGCAATCACCTTGGACAAAAACGCCCCCACCATCGACTATCGGGCCACCTATTCCGGGGCTTGGGATGCCGGGTATGACTTCGGCCAAGGGATTGATGATAAGATTGGCGGAATGTTTGATGCTTCTGGTTTGGATTCTATGGGGGCTTTCGATTTGAGCAACACCCTTGATGGAATCTACGGGAACACCGGTGATACCGCCGCCAACACAGCGGCCACCGCTGATGCCTTGGATATTGCTGAAGAAGATTTGGCCTATCTTCGTGACATTGCGGAGCGTAAAGCAATCAACCGGTTCACTACCGCTGAAATCAAGGTTGAACAGCACAATGAAAACCACATTTCCAAAGATGCTGATTTGGATGGGATCATGGATGCTTGGGCCAATGACTTTGCTGAAAAGCTGGAAGTTTCTGAAGAAGGGGTGCATGAGTAATGGCGTATAAACTGTATATGGCGGGAACGCTTATGCCCATCACCCCTTCCAAGGTGACGGTAAAGATCAATAACCAGAACAAAACCATGACCCTAATCAACGGGGAAGAAATCAACATTCTGAAGGCCGCTGGCCTTTCGGATGTGTCCTTTGAATTGGTTCTTCCCCAAGTGTCCTATCCCTTCAGCAACGGTGGAGCGCAAAGCGCCGCCTATTACCTGTCCTTGTTTGAACGGCTGAAGGTGAGCAAGACCCCGTTCCAATTCATTCTGAACCGGCAGAAGCCCGGTGGCGGGATGTTTCATTACACCAATTTGACCGTTGGCCTTGAAACCTATGAAATCACCGATGATGCCGGTGAAGGCTTTGATATGAAGGTGAAGATCAACCTGAAACAGTACAGAGCCTATGGCACCAAGACCGTGACCGTGCAACCGGCCAAGACTTCCGGGGGAACCGCCACCGCAACGGTTAATGCGGCACCCCGGCCCACCACAACGGCCCCGAAAGCCGCCACCTATACGGTGAAATCTGGTGATTGCCTTTGGAACATTGCCAAGAAGCAGTTGGGCAACGGGGCCGATTACACGAAAATCTATAATCTGAACAAGGACAAAATCAAGAACCCGAACCTGATCTATCCCGGTCAGGTTCTTACTTTGCCTTCCTGAAAGGGGTGATTCCGTTTGGCAGTTGAATTGTTCATCCAGCATAACAGCACCATCCAATTCCCCGTTGTCAAGGAAGGCGCACGGCTGACCTTGGAGCGCAAGGGAACCCCCGGCAAGTTGGAGTTCACCGTTGTCAAGGGGCCGGGGCTGAACTTTGCTGAAGGTGATCCGGTGAAGCTGACTGTGAACGGAACCGCCATGTTCTATGGGTTTGTGTTCAAGAAAAAGCGTGACAAGGGCGGCACCATTGATGTTGTGGCCTATGATCAGTTGCGTTATTTGAAGAATAAGGACACCATCACGGAAGAAGGGCTGAAGGCTTCTGACCTTCTGAAGCGTATTGCAACAGATTTCCGGTTGAACCTTGGCACGGTAGAAGATACCGGTTATACCCTTGAAACCATCGTGGAAGAAAACCAAACCCTGTTTGATATGATCCAGAGCGCCCTTGATGAAACCCTGATGAATACCAAACAGCTTTATGTTCTATATGACGATGCCGGGAAGCTGACCCTGAAGAACATCAATACCATGAAGCTGAACCTTCTGATTGATGAAGAAACCGGGGAAAACTTCAGCTATGAATCCAGTATTGATGAACAGACCTATAACAAGATTAAGCTGGCCTATAACGATGAAAAAACCGGTAAGCGGGAATTGTTCATTGCACAGGACGGGGCAAAAATGAACCAATGGGGTGTTCTTCAGTATTTTGAAGAAGTTCAGACCAAAACAGGCGCTTCCGCCAAAGCGGATGCCCTGTTGAAGCTGTACGATCAGAAAACCCGCAAGCTGACCATTCAGAACGCTTTCGGTGATGTGCGGGTTCGTGCTGGAAGCGCCGTGGTGGTGGCCCTGAACCTTGGCGATATTGTCACCAACAATTACATGGTGGTGAACAAAGTCACCCATACCTTCAGGGGTGATGAACACATGATGGAACTTGACCTGATCGGGGGTGAATTTATTGCCTAATCCTGTTGAAGTGGTAAAACGGGCGGCGGTGGAAGCTGTGGAAGCCGGGAAACCGGTGAACATCCTGTTTGGAACTGTCCTTTCCGCTTCACCCTTGAAAATTCAGGTGGATCAGAAATCCATCTACACTTCCAAAATGCTGATCCTGACCCGGAATGTGACTGATTTTGAAGTTGATATGACGGTGAACCACAGCACCGAGGACAAAGGCGGCGGTTCTGGTGCGGCGGCTTATGAAGCCCACAAACACGCCTATGTTGGCAAGAAAACCTTCAAGGTTCACAACGCTTTGAAAGCCGGTGAAAAGGTGCTTCTGATCCGGGTTCAGCAAGGAAAGAAATTCGTGGTTATTGACCGAGTAAAGGGGGCTTGATGATGATTCCGCAAGTGCAGGATGATATTAAACAGGATTTCACCATTGAAACCCTTCCAAGCCGTACTTTCAGGATGAACCACAACAACCTGACCATCATCGGCACCATTGATGAAATCCAAGCTGTGGAACAGGCGGTTTTCCTGATCCTGAACACAGAACGCTATGAATGGTTGATCCATTCTTGGGATTATGGGGTTGAACTTCATAATCTGATCGGGAAAGATGTGGAATACTGTATTCCCGAAATTGAACGCCGGGTTCGTGAAGCCTTGCTTCAGGATGATAGGATCACGGCGGTTCAGAACTTTGAATTTACGGTGAACAAAAAGAAAGTGCTGGCTATCTTCACGGTGGTCAGCATTTTTGGCGAAATCAATGCAGAATTGGGGGTTGAAATCTGATGTATGAAGCACAGACCTATGAAGCAATCCTTTCCCGGATGCTTCAGAAGGCGCTTTCTATCAATGGCAATTTGGACACCCGTGAAGGTTCGTTGGTTTGGTGCGGTGATGCCCCCGCCGCCGTGGAATTGCAGAACCTTTATGCAACATGACCGTTCATCGTGACTTCGCCAACAAAGCCTGTCCGGGGGAATATCTTTATTCCAGACACGGGGAGATTGCCGCAGAAGTCAACAGAAGGCTTCAGGGCGCTTCCAATGGTGGTGGGGTAGTAGTTACACCCCCAGCCGCAGAAAAGCCCACAGGCGGCACCACAGGGGCCACGGTGGCCCCTTACCATGTGCGGGTGAAGATCACCAACCTGAATATCCGTAAAGGCCCCGGCACAAACTACGGTGCAACCGGCTACATCCAGCCCGGTATTTATACCATCGTGGCCGAAAGCACCGGCAAAGGTGCGGCCAAGTGGGGCAAACTGAAAAGCGGTGCCGGGTGGATTTCCCTTGACTACGCCACTAAAACCTGACCATGAGAAAAGGCCCTTCCGGTTCAAGCTGGAAGGGCCTTTTTTGCGTGTTTCTACTATGTTACTAATAACCCCGATTTCACCGAACTTCAAAGGGCTGAAATGTTCAGTATTTGGGCGTTTCAGAGCGTTGCAGAGTAGAAATATTTATGGTACAATAATTATCTCTTTCATAACAAAACCTTATACCAAAAAGGTAAACCACACAAAT